CTTGCCAACGACACCGACGCCATCACCGGCAGCACTGGCACCAGTGGCATCTACGACGAGGTAAAACTCGGCGACCTCCAAGTCAAGTACAACAAGAGCAGCCAAACCAGCGGGGTCATCAACAACGTCTTCGACGTTTACCCCTGGCTGCAAAGTTACCTAGGCCCTTACTGCATGGGCGGCGCCGCAAACTACGCCGTCCGCCTGTACCGAGGTTGACATGAGCCTCGTCGATGCGACATTTTCCGCCCTCCCCGCCCAACTGCTGGCGCAATGGGGCCAAAACGTCACCTACCTAAAAGCCGACACAGCCCCGACTTACGACGCCACAACCGGCGAAGTCAGCGACACCCCGACCACCATCACTGTCCGCGCACTACTTTCAACCGCGAATCCCGAGGAATTCGAGAGCAGCTATCAAACGGACGACCTAAAAGCCATCATCGGCAACGCCGAGCTTGGCGCGTACAGTCCCAGCATCCGCGACCGCATCCAATACACACAAAACAGCGCCACAAAAACAGCCCGCATAATCAGCTGCAAAACTCTTCGTGGCGAAAACCCCGTCCTCCACACCCTTCTTTTGAGGCCCCAATAATGGCTAGCCTCGAACGCCAGATTATGCAGGATGCATATAAGTGGCTAAACACTATCTCACGCAACGCGACCAAGGAAATAATGAACGGCCTCGCAGAAGCAGGTCCAGAATGGAGTGGTGACTTCAAAAATAGTTGGGTAGCAATTAGTCCAAGCGGAGGAATAGGTAGTGGCACATACCCATATACGCTTGCTGATATTCCTGAATTACCTGCAACTTTGCGTGAAGTCAAACGAAAAAATAAGTTCACCATCAGCAATTTTGCTGAGCACAAGCTGATCGCAATGGACTTAGTTGAAGTACCACGCGAGGAGTTTATTTATCCGGGATACCCGCCAAAAGGAGACATTGTAGCTCGTGGAAAACGCCCAGAAGCAGGCAAGCGCGGTGATGTTGGCGCTGGACGCGGCGATTCTCGTAGTACAGCCCCCCTTGATTGGTACACAACCTTTGTAAACGGAGGCATGATGCAAAAAGCACTGGAGCGTGGCGTCCGCCTAGCGTAGTAATCATGAATTACCAAGCGATCAGAGCCGCACTAGAAGCATCCCTATTAACTGCCTACAACAGCCTGTCCCCCGCTGTGCCGGTCTACTTCGACAACGTTATGAACGATGGCGCCGACAGCGCCGAGGAATTCGTACACATCAATATCCAGTTTGGCCTAACCACTGAACCGACGCTCACAACCAGTCACGACATGGCTCGCGGGAGCATTGTGATCCGCACGTACACCCCAAAAGGCAAAGGTCCGGCCCGAAATCAAACACTGGTCGATACCGCTTTCACCACCCTGGAAAGTATCAACAACGCCGACAAGGAAGACAGTGGGGTTTACATGCGCCTAGGAAGCATTTCAGGCCCTACATTCAGCCCCAGCTTCGGTGGTACAACCCCAGACCAACAATCTCGCCGTGCATTTACGCCATTTTTTATCTCTCGGATTGAGGCGGGCTTTCAAGCACAGATCATTTCTTGACTTGAACTCTTCCAGCTAACCTGTATTAAGCCGGGCAGTGCCCGCGTTTTTGTTCCCCATAGGTACTACCAATGGCCACCGTCCTTTCGGGCACCTCCGGCGCCCTGTACTACGCCCCTGCTGGCACCACCGGCACGTTTGTGGAAGCCGACGTTGATGTCGCCAATGACGAGATCACAGTTGCCTCCTACCTGAACCTCAAGGTTGGCGATCCCGTCAAGTTCGCGGTAATCAACGCCGAAACCGGCGCCGCCGGTACTGGCACCCTTCCCGCCGGTATCAGCGCTGGCACCACCTACTACGTGATCGCCTACGCCCCCAGCACTGGCATTCTGCAGGTGTCCGCCACTTCGGGTGGCTCCACCATCACGATCACCGACGACGGCACCATCGTCGCCCCCAACGTGTTCCGTGTTGCCTATGCAGCACCTGCCGCCGTTGGATCCGTTCGTGAGTGGAGCTTCGAGATCACCCGCTCCGAAATCGACGTGACCACCATTGGTCAAACCCCCGGTCAGTACGCCCCCTTCCGCGCCTACATCACTGGCTTCGCGGATGGCTCTGGTTCCGCCACGGTCTACACCACCGATGACGACACCACCCTCGCCAGCCGCATGATCGAGGACGTGATCCAAGCCAGCCAAGCCGGCGCGACGATGAAGCTCTACATCGACCGCATCACTTCCGGCGGTTCCGTGGACGACACCAAGAGCCGTTCGATCACCGTTCCCGTGATCGTTACTTCGGCCAGCCTGACCGTTAACCCCGACGACGGCCAAAGCGTGGAAATTGCCTTCCGCCCCAGCTCCACCCCTACCTTCGACCTGAGCAAGTCCTGATAGGTTCCAACGCTAACGACACCGACCCCGGCCTAACAACCGGGGTTTTTTATTTCTATTCCGCTACACTAGAACAGTATTCCAGCGCATATCCATGCCTGCTTCTGCAAGTCTGAGCGCTCTGGATCGTCTGCGTAAGGCAGCGAACCTGGAGCCCGTCAAGAAAAGTGTGACTCTTAGCGATGGCGCCACCTTCGAAATGTGGGTTGCTCCTTTGACCATGGCCGAGCGCGAGCGGGCACAAAAGCAAGCCAAGAGCGACGACGCCACCCAGTTTGCGCTCCAGCTGCTGATTAGCAAAGCCTGCGACGAAAACGGCCAGAAGCTGTTCAAGCCCGGCGAGATCGACATCCTCAAAAACGAGGTCAAGGACAAGGATCTCCAAAGCCTGATGCTCGCCGTCCTGACCGACGAGGAAGGCGATCTCGACCCCAAAAGCGCTTGAGCAGGACCTCAAAAAGGACATAAGCCTCCGCACCCAATTTTTCGTCGCCGAAAAACTGGGCATGACACTGAGCGAGCTTCGCCAGCGCATGACTGCCGAAGAATTCACCGCTTGGTACGTGTACCTAAAAATCCGCGCCGATGAAGAAGAGGCGGCGTACAAAAAAGCCCGAGGCCGCCGCTAACCCCGGCGGCTTTTTACGCCGTAGACTGCCTTTACGCAGCTGTGTCAAGACGTGAGCAGTTACAACGCTTCAATCAATCTGCGTGTAACCGGCACGGGGATGCTCGATGGCGTACTTAACCGCGTACAAGAATTAGAGCGTATTGTCAGAGATGTTAATTCTAGACCACTAGATGTAAGTAAAATTTCCGGTAGAGGGGAGCTAGCAGATAGGTTTGGGCAGGCAGCAAAAGAGCTAAACGGACTAAAAAATAGTTTTATTAATAGTGAACGGGCTGTAGAAGCATTTGGCACAACCTCTAGTCGCACAATAGCCAACACGACTGCCTTATCTGTCGCATTTAGACGTGTAGCAGAAAACAGTGATGTAAGTACAAATCAGTTTAGGGAGTTTACAGTTGCTGCGCAGCAAGCAGCAGTTGCCGCTAACGCATTAGGTAAAGAGCGATTGAGTGTTTTAGCTCAAGAGTTGTCTAATAAAGGAGAGGCAGGAAAAACTATCGGCGGAGGAGGTCTTGTACAAGAATTGCTTGCTCAAGAACAGGCAGTTCCAAGAAGTATTGCCGCATTAGAAGCATATCAACAAGAGCTACAGGATATGCAACGTCTTGTGCTTAATACAAGTAAGGAGTTTGCCCTACTGGAGCAGGCCATAAAACGTGTAGACGTAGCAATGGCTGCACCAAAAACTCGAAAGCCTAGAGGCGGAGGCGGCCCATTCCCGTCGGATCAACCTTTTAGTCCTGCCGAGTTATTCAAGCAAAAAACGACCCGCTCTTTAGCGCCCCTACAGAAACCTGGGACGCTAGATGCCATCCTCGGCGCCGGTTTTCCTATGCTATTTGGCGGCGGTCCAGGCGCTGTTCTTGGCGGTGGGCTTGGTGGTGCGCTTGGCGGTATGTTAGGAGGAAACGCCGGCATGGCACTAAGCGTAGGCTTATCTGCTGTCGGCCAAAAATTAGATGAAATATTTGGCTCTGCTATGCGTGCCACACAAGAACTGGGTGCAGCACTAAGCAGTCTAAGTATGGAAAAATTGCGAGATACTGCCATTACAGTAACCGCTGAACTTGAAACTCAAGTACAAGCTCTTATTGAAGCCGGTAGCTACGAAGAAGCCCGACAGGCTATCAATAAGGAAGTAACCCTACAGACAGGCGCTATCGGAACTAGCACTGAAGACTCTGCTAATGCTGTAAATCTTCTTGTTAACGCTTGGGATAATGTTTTGAAGCCTATTCAATCTATTTTATCCATTATCGCTGCACCTTTTGCAGCAGCTCTAGCCCTTATACTAAATGTAGTGGGTTTAATAGCTAAGGGTGTAAATGTAGTTCTTTCTGGGATAGGCACACTAATTAAACTAGGCGCAGAATTTGTTATCAAACTTTTGGGCGGAGACGAAGCCCTTAAAAGTGTCCAGGAAAGTACGAAAGCAGTTTCGGAAGAACGTGAGAAGCAGACCGCTGCTGTCGAAGCAGCTAGTAAAGTTCTGTTTAAAGAGCTAATGCTGAGCAGAGACTTGAATAAACTAGAAAAAGAAAGAACCTTAGGGCGTACAGCTGCAGAGAAAGACGCTAACGCACAGTTAGACCTTAGAAAACAAAAGCTACAGATCAACGCTGACTATGATCAACGGATAGCAGAAGCTAGAGAGAAGGGCGCCGGCGCAGAACGAGATGCCGTCGAACGCCAAGTAGCTATACTTGAAGGCAAGAGAAGTATTGCGCTTAAAGACCTGGAAATTGCAGATAGTCTACAAAAACAACTTCGCCTACAAGAAGCTATTAAAGAAGTAGAGAGCATCCGCGAAAAGAAAATATCCCTTGCCAGTTTAGAAGAACAAATCAAAATTCGTACTCTTGAACTTGACAACAAGATTACTAAACAAGAAGCCGAGCGACTTTTAACTGCAAACGAACTACTCACAGTACAACAAGAAATCAGCAATGCCCAGTCCGCGCTTAGCGCACTTGCGCCCCTGCTCACTGAAGAGGACATTCTAGATATTAAGAACAAAATCGCTAAGTTACAACTTCAAGAAGTAAACATCAAGCTCAAACTGGAAGAGCAAGAGGTAGAGAGAATCAAGCAAGAAATTGCACGTTTTAAAGACGTAAAAGTAACCATAAGCATAAACACAGAAAAGTTTGTCACATCCCTCAAGATCGCCAACGAGGTGCTCCAGTCCGCAACTGGCACACTCAACGCCCAATTCGCCGCGCAGAAAGCAATAAACGATCTGCTGATTCAGCGTGCCGAACAGGAAGGCGACCTCGAAAAGGTGTACGCACTCCGCGTCAAGCAGGTCGAACTCACCTACCGCCAGACCGTACTCCAGATTCAAGTCGAGGTTGAGCAGGCCCGCATCAAACTCCAACAAGTCCGACTGGAGCACCAAAAACTCGCGCTGCAACTACAGCAAATAAGCCTCGTCAGAAAACTGACCAACGAAGAGACCGACACGCTGCTCCAATCCAAACAAATGCTCAGATTGATGGAGTACCAGCTCCAGCTAATCATCAAGGCAGCCGGCTACCGAATCCAAGAAGCCGAGGCCATCCGCCAGATGACCCTGGAACAACTTGCCTTCAACCGCGCCAAGGAACAGGGCAATCAAACCGGCGGCGGTGGCGGTGGCAGTGGCGGTAGTGGTGGCAAGACATTTAATATTGTTCCACCTTCAGGTCCACAGTTACTGTTTGCGTCCGGCGGTTACGTCGACAAACCTACTTCCGCCGTTATCGGCGAAGGGAATGAGGGCGAGTTTGTTATCCCCGAAAGCAAGATGGCTGCGGCGATGACTCGCTACGCGGAAGGCCGGCGAGGCGCCGACGTAATCCCCGCCGATGGCACTTCTGGACTAAGCGAAGGTCAACCAGGCACGGGCGCTGCATTTGGCGGCGGCATGCCACGAATCAACAACCAGATCAACGTCACCACCGGCCCCGTAATGCAGATCGACGGCAAAACCTACGTCTCCCAGCAGGACATGGCGCAATCCCTGCGAAGCACCGCAGATAACGCCGTCCGAGCTACCCTTAAAATGCTTCAGTACAACACCCAAGTTCGTAAGTCGATCGGTATAGCCTGATGACCCTTGACTACGCACAACGGCTAATCGTTACTGAAACAACGCAAACACCAACACTCATTATTGCCCGCTGGCAAAACTACTTTTACGGCACAAAAACCTCTGACGGCTACACCTACGCCACATTCAGCTGCAACAGTTTTACAAGCGGGGTAGAAGGCGATACCGGAGAATTCACTATCGAGTTTCCGTTTTTACCCGCTACAGAAACCATGCTTCTCGGCTACAGAAACGCGGCCTGCATAATCACCGCACAGACCCTAGAACTATCAGCAACCAATATAAATTCCAAAAATTTCAATAAAAGCACGCTCATCTCAGCGTATGTGGGACGCATCGAAAGTATTAGCCGCACACTAACGACCCTTACCGCAAAACTAATTAACAGCATTGATTTAAGCACAGCCTACGTTCCCCCACGTAAAGTCACCGTAGATCTGCTTCGCGGCATTCCAACCACGCTGCGTCCCATGTACTGATGAGCAACCAACTGTTCCCACAACAGCCCGACATTTCCGGGACGGAAGCGAAGCTGCTCAAGTCGCTAACGGTCAAAAAGACCACTCCGTTCGAGGACCGCGACCGCGAACAGAGCATCGTGCAGCTGGGACAAGCTGTGCCAATGGTGTTCGGGCTATACCGTCCACCAACAAAAAATCCGGCAGCTAGCACAGGTGACGAACCACGCCTTCCCAACGGAAGCGGCGGCGTATGGGTCGCCCCACCTCTTTTCAAAGCAGCCCATAAAACAAATTCCCCCGCAGAAGGTCGTTTTGCCTTCATCATCAGCGAAGGGGATGTTCGAAATATTCGTTCAACGGATGTCTACTTTGGCACAACGCCACTATTTGACACCGGAAGCCTCACAGGAGTTGCCTGGGATTACGCATATCAACGCATCCCAAACTTGTTTGCGGAGGGCAACATTACGGACGGATATTACATTAGGCGTGTAGCACGAAATGCAGACAAACTTACAACAAACGATAAGCGCGATAACATAGACACGGCAACACGCGACATAAATAGTCCCGTTGAACTAGATGACAGCACCTTTACGATTGTTGAAAGTGGTGCAGCTAACGCAAATTATGTACGTTTTGTTTTACAAAACAACTTTGCTCAGGGACTAATAGACGGCGAGTACACA